GAGTCTACAAGGTAAAGCTTCTGCTTTAGACAGAGTTAACGTTAGAAGATTGTTGATTGCTTTAAAATCTTATATCGGCCAAATCGGTCAAAACATCGTATTCGAACCAAATACTCAAGTAACTCGTAATAAATTCTTAAGTCAAGTTAACCCTTATTTAGAGTCAGTTCAACAAAGACAAGGTTTATACGCATTCCAAGTAGTAATGGACGATAGTAATAACACTCCTGACGTAATCGATAGAAATCAATTAGTTGGATCTATCTACTTACAACCAACTAAAACTGCAGAGTTTATCCAATTAGACTTCAACGTTTTACCTACAGGAGCAACATTTGGCCAATAATATCAAACAAAACAGAAAATGAACGATAATACAATCATTAGAATTAAAGTACCAGCACGTTTATACGAGAGTGTAAAAGCTAGGTTAATGATCAAAGAAAACTATGAAGCTCCAGTAGAAGAAACTGAAACTTTAGAAGAATCTCCAATAGTAGACGTAATAACTGCATTATCAGGAGTATTAGGACTAGGTCTAACAGGCGTAGCAATAACTAAAGCTCAAGATCTTTTGAAAAAGAAGAACCCTGAATTGTTTGATAAATTACAGAGTGCAGGCGCTTCTATGAAAAATCAAGGCGCAGGTTTAAACGAAGCTAAAAAAGTAGACCCTAAAAAAGCTGCTGAAGATAAAAAGAAAGCTGACGAGAAGAAAAAGAAAGAAGCTGAAGCTAAGAAGAAAAAAATGGAAGAAGCTAAAGATACTGAAAAAGCAACTCCTGCGGATCTTGAAAGAGCAAAAAAAATAAACAATCATTATAATAAAAAAGCGAAAGACGATTATGACAACACTACACGTATGATCTCACTCGCTAGAGCAGGTAAAATAGGTCCAGCAAAAACTAAAAAATAAGTAGAGTAATATTTATACTAAATACAACCAAAAATGCCAGTATTAGATCCAAACGAAATTATGTTTACGTCGTTCGAACCCACAGTTTCTAACAGGTTCGTAATGTACATAGACGGCATTCCTTCATATATGATCAAAAAAGCAGACGCTCCTGGCGTTACTTTGAACGAGATCAAAATCGACCATATCAACGTTTACCGTAAGTTAAAAGGTAAAGCTGAGTGGAGAGACATGAGTTTGTCATTGTACAATCCAATTTCTCCATCAGGTCAACAAGCTGTAATGGAATGGGTGAGATTACACCACGAGTCAGTTACCGGTAGAGACGGTTACTCAGACTTCTATAAGAAGGATTTGAGTTTAAACATCATCGGTCCAGTTGGTGATATCGTATCAGAGTGGATTATCAAAGGCGCTTTCATTAAAGAAGCAACTTTCGGTACCTACGATTGGTCTACAACAGATCCTACAGAGTTAACAATCTCAGTTGGAATGGACTACTGCGTATTGAATTACTAGTCTCAGATTAACGAATATAAAAGAAAGGCCGCACCACTGCGGTCTTTTTTTGTTCCCGGAAACTTGTTTAATTTATATTTATATATAAAATATACAGTTTATGGCAGAAAAGTTTACGGTTCCCACCGAAATGATCGACCTTCCTTCTAAAGGTCTTGTTTACCCAAAAGAAAATCCATTATCAGCAGGTCAAGTAGAAATGAAATACATGACGGCTAGAGAAGAGGACATATTAACCAATGTGAACCTGTTACGTCAGGGCTTAGCTATCGAAAAGATGCTTAAGTCACTCATTAAGACAGAAATAAAGTACGAGGATCTAACCCTAGGAGACAGGAATGCACTTTTGGTTGCAGCTCGTATCTTGGCTTACGGTAAAGACTACAATTTGAAGTATGCTAACCCAAATACAGGACAAGAGGAAGTAATTGTTGTTGATTTACAGAAGTTGGGATACAAAAACGTTGATTTATCTTTATTTAGTAATAACAACGAAGTCTCTTACGAATTGCCTTTCACCAAGAACACGGTCACTTTCAAGATTCTTACAATTGACGACGACAAGCGAATCGATGATGAAGCAAAAGGTATCAAAAAAGCATTGGGTCAAGACGCTGGAATCAGTTTAAGATTGAAGTATCAGTTGACCTCTATCAACGGAGACAGATCAACAAAGACAATTAGAGACTTTATCGATTCAGGAGCTTTGTTATCAAGAGATTCTAATCCTTTGAGACAGTTTATATCTTCTGTTACTCCTGATATTGAAATGAAAACTACCGTTAGTTTAGCAGACGGTACTGAAACGGAAATCGACGTACCGATGACCGCGGAGTTCTTTTTTCCCGGGAGCGGAATATAGACACACATTTATGACCGAAGTCTTCGAACTTACCTATCACGGTGGCGGAGGCTTTACCTATTCCGAGGTATGGAACATGGATGTGAATAAGAGGCGATTCAACCTTAAAAAGATCAACGAGTACATTCAAAAGGTAGAAGAGCTAAAGGACGATCAGAATAAAAAGATCACAGAAAAGACAGATCCTAACAAGATTAACGTCCCAGAGTTCGCCAGATCAAAGGCCGAAGAGCCAACTTTTGTTTCCAAAGTAAAATCTAAGTCTTAATATTTATTTGTAGACAATAACTGTACATGGCTAACGAAAACAAAAATACTGGCCCTCAAAATATAGATCCAAAGCAATTTGCTGCGGGTTTAAAAACGCTATTAGAAGATCAAGGTGATTATAATAATCTACTAAAAGACGCAATTAAAGAATTGGGTCAAATGGATAGAGCCTACAATAAAATTGAGGCTAGGTTGGCCACGTTAAATAGCGATTCTATAAACGTAAAACAGGTTAATAGGGATCTTTTACTTCTTAAACAAAAGGAGTACATCGAAGACAAAAAATTACAAGATTTACAAAAGAGCTATTCGAATACAACAAAGGATTTATTAGCAGAAGCGAAAAGAAAGACTGAACAATCCGCAAAAAATGCAGCAATTCTTGGTAAGACCATAGATTACGAAGCAAAAATGATGGAGTACATCGGCAAGTACACTAATTTGGAAGTGGCTGCGTTGTACACTCAAGAGAAAAAATTAGAAATAGCAGGAAAACAAGTTCAAGCTGGAGAAGCAATACTAAAAAATGAAAAAGCCGTTAATAATCAACTCGGTATTTCGGGAAATTTAGTAAAAGCATTCGCCACTAAATTAGGCTTTGGTGAAGAGGCCTATTCTGCCATGTCTTTAGAAGCTAGAAAATTAAAAAAAGAGCAAGAGGGCTTAAATAAAACCGCAAAAGCATTTTCTACAGTTCTAGGCTTTTGGAAAGTTGCTGGTGCAGGCGCAAGCGCAGTTATTGAATCTGCATTTTCAAGTTTATTAGATCCAGCAGTTGTATTGCCTGTCGTAGGCGGACTAGTAAAAGGCTTTTCTCAATTAGTAGAATTTGCTTTACAAGGTCAAGACAGAACTACAAAATTCGGTCGTAACTTGGGCATGTCTTACGACAACGCTCTTAAAGTAAGAAACGAATTTTCAAAAATTGCATTTCAATCCGACAGTATATTAATTAACTCTGAGAAGTTAATGCAGTCTCAAGAAGAATTAACTGGAATTCTTGGAACAAATAATATTCTTAGCTCACAACTGTTATCTACAAATATTCAGTTAAAAGATATAGCAGGATTAGAAGCGGAAACAAGAGGAGAACTTGCACAATCTAGCATCATTACTGGAAAATCAATGGAAGCCACTACAAAATCTGTATTGGCTCAAGTAGTTGGACTACAAAAAGCAACAGGCATTGGATTTAATTTCCAAAAAATACTAAAAGAAGCTTCCAGTTTAGGAGGTTATTTAGGACTGTCCTTCGCAAAATATCCAGATAAACTTACAAAGTCTTTAATTACAGTAAAAGCAATGGGTCTAGAATTAAAACAACTAGATTCAATGGCGGATTCTTTCTTGGACTTTGAGTCTAGCATATCAAACGAATTTGAAGCTCAATTACTTACAGGTAAAAATATAAACTTATCAAAAGCTAGAGAGCTCTTCTTAAACAACGAATTGGCTGAAGCTGCTCAAGAAATTACTAGTCAAGTTGGTAGCGCTGACGAATTCTTAAAGATGAATCGTATTAGCGCAGAGTCTTTAGCTAAGTCCTTTGGAATGAGTAGGGATCAACTAGGAGAAATGCTAAAGAGGCAAGAGTTGTTATCAAGAATAGGTGCTAAAGATACTGACAACGCTCAAAAACAATTAGAAATAGGGCTTAAGAGATTTGGTAATCAGAAAGCTTTAGCCGCAGCAGTTGGAGAAGAGGCTTACAGCTCTATGTTAAACGCGTCTTCTCAAGAAAAGATTGCAGCTTTCATGGATAAAATAAAACAATCCATAGCTGACTTCGTTACAAATTCTCCTCTGATTCCAATGATCGAAAGAGCAATAGGTTGGTTGAGCAAACCAAGCAACATACAAAAGATAATGTCTTACGTTCAATCAGCGTTCGCTTTAATATTCGATATAGTTGGAAAAACTGCAGCAGCAGTAATGAGAATAGGAAACTTCTTTGGAGCAGGAATTAATCAAGATCTAATCGATATAGCTTCTTCAGGCGGAGACTCAATACGAGCAATGAATTTAGCAGGTCCAGTATCAAATGTTGGAGAAACAATGGCGAAATCACAATCAAGATCTAACACATCAACTCCAAGCAACCAAATGGGTACAGGAAATCAAAGAGATCGCGGAGGTGATGTTAACGTAACCGTATTTGTAGATCCAATAAATTCAAATAAAATTACGAAACTTCACGCAACAGCTCCAGGAAGCACAACAGATTATTCATTAATAGCTAATACGACAGCATAATGCCATTCTTAGTAGAATTAAAAACGAACTTAAAGTCTTTAAAATATGGAAGCGATCGTCCAGGCGGTGGTTGGTCAGGTCAGCCTTACGTTCAATTTCCAATAGAAGACAACGCTACTCCTTCAACGATAGTAGAATTCTACACAAAGAATAGAACCAGTTTGGATTTCCCAGCAAGAGGCGGTGGAGTTACTTATCAAGTTGGCACACAAACTTATACATTAGCAAGTCAGATAGACAAATCAAGAATAAAAAAATTCTTCGAAGACAAACCAAGGGGAGCTGCATTTATACAAAAGCAAATCGGTCTTCAACTATCTAATCCAAAAATAGAAACTGGAAACACTTTAGCCGGCATTACTCAAGGCGCTCCATTATCAGGTCTTTTGGAAAACACAAGAGTTTACAACAACGGTAAAAATACTTTAGAGCAAGTCGGAGTAGAAGGAACCGGTGTGCATTTGACCAGACACGGTACGATGCCGTTCAATATATTAGAAAAAAATTACGCCGCTACTGTTGGAGCTCAGAACAAATTTAACAACTCTTCTCAAAATAGGTTATTAATTTTACAGAGACTTAAAATGGCAAAGTCTCCAACTCAGTTTAGCAATCCTGCGAATATTCTTGATATTAATACTGTCAATAATTTGGGTATCTCGCTAAATAAGAACTTACTATTTCAATATTTGGGAGGTCCTGGTTCTACTTACGGTATCGGTTCTACTACTATCAAAAGATCGGACGATACTACAAAAGTGTATGCACAAAATACAATGACTTACGATCAATTGATGAGTCAAAACAAAACAAGCATTGCGCCTTCTGATATACAAGATTTTAGAAGCAAGGTAGATTATTCTAATTCTATGCCTTGGGACTACAAAAAAAGTAGTTTAGAATGGAGATTGAATACCGGAAATCCTGGTAGTAATCAAAAGCCTGCTGACTACACAATAACTGTAGATAAAGGTGTAGATAAACTAAACGCATTACCTGCATTTATTTTTGAAGATAGCGTTGATCCATGGGCAGCAAAAGGAAAAGAGTCCAACGATTTGATTAAGTTTGCGTTCGAAGCAATTTCAAACGACAATATTGGATATTCTAACGCAATATTATTTAGAGCTTTTTTAACTTCGATAACTGATAACAATTCGGCAGAGTTAAGCGCTTTCAAATATATGGGTCGAGGTGAAACATTTAGAACTTATCAAGGATTCGATAGATCAATTTCTTTTGGTTTTAAAATAGCCGCGCAATCAAGAGCGGAATTAAAACCTCTATACACAAAATTAAATCAATTAATAAGTCAAGTATATCCAGATTATTCTCCTAGCACAAATTTCATGAGAGCACCAGTAATTAGATTAACTATAGGAGATTACATATACAGAATGCCAGGATTTTTGGAAAGCGTAAACGTAACTATAGACGGAACTAACTCTTGGGAAATTAACTTAGAAGAAGATACGAAGAATGAAGTTGCACAATTACCTCACTCTTTGGATGTAACAGTATCATTTAAACCAATATTCGATATACTTCCTCAAAGATCAACAGAGTTTAACAAGACTGCATTAATTACAAAGTCTGATGGATCTTTCTTAGGCAATGTAGATACTTCTAATTTATTAATCGACGTAGCGCCTTCTAATATGACCTCTATAGATACTACAACACAGTTTAATTCTAATCAAGCATAATGAATTATAGATATCAAAATATAAAAGAAACTAAATTCAACGACACAGGTAGCGTGTACTATTTGAATAACATATATCCTGACATTCCATTTTCGGATACTGATAGTTATGTTATTGCAACAATGGGAGATAGATTGGATTTGTTAGCCTTCGATTTTTACGGAGATTCAAGTTTATATTGGGTTATAGCTTCAGCAAACTCAATATCAGGAGATTCATTATATCCAGATCCAGGAATGCAATTAAGAATTCCTTCTAACATACAAGCGATACTAAATAGTTATAAACTCATCAATAATATAAGATAGTATGGCAGGTTTGGATAACAAAATATCTAATATTATTGGAACCTCAATTCCAACTTGGCTTCTTAAGCAATTAGAAGCTAGATCCGACAAAAACACTTTAAGCAATAGAGATACTCAAAATATTCTTTACTTAGCGAATAAGACAGCTTGGATTAGACTCGTATCTTCTATTAATATAGCAGAACAAGACATTCGTTATTTTCGAGATTTAGGCGCAAATATTAGCAACGTGGATGATCTGGCAAAAAATTACGTTTTATTCGGAGGAACTTCTAAATACAAGGGAAACAATAATAGAAATGCTCCAAGCTACGATATAAGATCTGGAATTAAAAACGATGGCGCTTACAATCTATTGGACAATACGGAGATCAACGATTACGGTTACAGACCAATGCCAGGTATCACAGGTGTAAGCATTGAAACTCAGGGAGCTTTAGGTTCTATAAGAGGTGCAACGATCAATTTTAAGGTTTGGGACAAAGATCAATTGGACATAATGGACGCTTTGTATTTTAAGCTTGGTTTTAGTATGTTCTTGGAATGGGGCCACACATATTTCTATCACAGCCCAGGAGAGAGTCCAAACATAGATCCAAACGTTATTTATTCTACTGAGGATTACAGCATCGATCCTTTTACAGCCAATTTAAAAAAAGAGGACATTTATACTCAAATTAGTAAAAATACAAGAGATTCAGAAGGCAACTACGATGCGATGCTTGGCGTTGTAACAAACTTTAATTTCAATTATAACGAAGCCGGTGGATTTGATTGCACTTTAAAACTAATGTCTTTGGGCTATTTGGGAGATAGAATTAAAATTAATCATTCTACAACTTTACCTAATATTTTAGAAGCAGAAATAAAGCAGCTAAATAACGTTTATAAAAAAATAGAAGACGCAAAACTAGCAAAAGAATTATCAGAGCAAGCGAAAGCAGATGAAGCGGCGTTACAAAATCAGCTTCAAGGAAAAAAATCTCTTTTACACTACTTAAATTTTTTATATAATAAGAAAGACTTTGAACCAAATTCAGCCGAAACTCTAGGTCTCATAGACGCTATTGGAATTAAAAATTCATTTCAACCAGCTAACGTAGATAAGACATCGGAATCTACTTTAACTAATAAAGATAGTTTTGATTTTTTAGACAACGATGTTTTATATTTGCAAAAATTTGGTGTTCAAATACCAAAAGATAAAACTGAATCTTTTATTAGCACTATATCTCTGGACAAAGCTCTCATATCGAATCAATTTCAAGAAGCATTCAATAAATATAACGAATTACCAACTGCAAAACAAACGTTATCAGATGGAGCGCCAATCAGTTACGTAGATGACTACATTCTTGCGAATAAAAAGCCTCTTCCGCCTTTAAGTTTTAAACAAGGCTTTTCTAAATTCTTAAATGGTATAGAAACCGGCATATTAACGTATATCAAAGATAACGCTAATATAGCTAAAAACTCAGAGCTATATAATCGAATGTATTCTATTCCCTCGTATTCAGGAAATAATAATGATTCTTATAATATACATATTCAAATTAGATTACCTCAAGACGTTAAATATAAAAATACAGACGATAGATTTAAAAGTGTATTAGGCAATATTCTTAGCAAAGAATCTTTTGATTTCACTAAATTTTCTATAGAAACTAACGAAGACGATCCTAGAAAATTCTATTTAGTGTTAACTGGAGAATCTGAATTTCCTAGTAGTCGCGTAGTCAAAAAAGAAAACGTAACCTACGAAGGCGTAACTTATACTGATGAAGTAGTAAATAGCTCAGTCCCTTCAAAAGCATCTTTTAGCATTATAATCACAGATACTGCTTTAATTTCTAATGTCATAGCCAATAATAACAATAACGACGCGCTATTTACAGACTATATTAATAGGCTTAGCGCTCAAGATAAACAACAAAGTGTTGAGAGCGCTATAGAAAATTCTAAAGTAAGTGTGAGCGCAAATCAAGTTCACAATGCCATAGAATACATGTCATCGTTAGAATTAATGCTTCGTACTATACAAGTACACTCTTTAGGCAAAGCAATAGAAAAATCTAATGATCCCGAAATAAAGAAAGAAGTTTTTCCATTAGACTTAACGACAGAAAAAACAGTAGTAGGCACGTCTTTAATAGATCAGATTTTTTCAACCGGAATATTCTCTCCTTTTATACAAGATCTAATAAATCAAAAAGTCACAGAATCTGGATATCCTAAAGAAAATAGATTAGCAGTCTACGCTAAATACGGATTTAATACTGCTTTATTAGGCGGTAAAACAGCTACAAAAGAAGACGGTACTGGTTTGAGTTTATTAAAAGGAAAAGAGGTAAAGTACAGAGATCTATTAACTTCTTACGTAGTGCCTTATCAAATTAATCAGACGGTAACAGAAGGAACCAGTTTAAATCACCCGGTATATATTCAATTAGGAGCATTACTCATGATTTTAAACCACATGTGTACCATATACGATACACCAAATGGATCCACTGGTGTAAAAGATCAGACGCCTTTAAGCTATATTGACTTTAACCCCGAAACCAATTTTTGTCTAAGCACAAATAAACATTTAAGTACGAATCCATTTCGTTTTTTAATTCCTTTTGAAGGCACTTTTCAAGATTATAAATCTTTGTTTAATGAAAATTTATTAGACGGAGACAGCATAGCAGCCGTATCAGGTAGCACAGAAACAACGCCCTTATTCAAGAAAACAGACGATAAATTATCAGACGATAGATTATCAGGACAAATACCTGCATTCAAATACGATGAAATAGGTGCAAACGGAAATACATCGTACAAGGGAAAAATAATGAAAGTTCTAGTAAACATAGAGTACATACTTCAGATGGTTAAACAGTATAGCCAGAAGAACGAAACTAGTAATGTTTATTTAAAACCTTTTTTAGAACAGATAATATCCGACTTGAATAGATCTTTAGGTAACTATAACTTATTAAGACTTGCGTACAACGATTCTGGAAATACTTTTCATATAGTAGACGATCAATTAACCCCTGGTGATGCAAACGAAGACTTCATTTCTCCAGACAATAAAGACGAAATACCTTTATATGGAAAGAATTCTATAGGCAAAAATATACAAATAAAGACGGATATCAGTACGAAGTTGAGTAATATGATTGCAATATCCTCTAACTCAAATCGCGGAGAAAAATCGGCTCTTTCTACAGATGGTACTAGCTTTGGATTTATTAATACCGGATACGTGGATAGATATATAAACAATAAAACTGAAATAGAAGAGACAAGCGTAGAAGAAAAAAAGAAAAAAGAAGACGAAAATAAGAGAAAAGAAGCGCGCATCAACGACACTTTAATAAAGCAGGCGATTACCTTCAATCAAACCATATCAGATTTTTATGGCACTACTAACCCTTCCGATTCAAGCGTTGATCAAGCTACGAATTACTACATTCAAAAGATGTCAAAAATTAAAGCTGATGATCCTGCTACAAGGGCTTCTGCAATGATTCCAGTTAGTTTAAATTTCACAACAGACGGAATATCAGGCCTGAATATGGGTCAGGGCTTTACGATATCCAAAAAATTTCTGCCTTACACATATAACGATAGAAATATACCTGGAGTTGGTGCTAGCGCTACTGAAAAAGTTGGATTCGTTGTATTCGGTCTTAATCATAACTTTGAAAATAATCAATGGAACACCGATGTTAGGGCAAATATGATATATCTTAAAAAAATAGAGGATTTTAAAGGAGCAGCTGTAAAAGCAAAAGCTGAAAATAAAGAATTTAGATACAATGAAAATAATGTAGTTTCCAAAGATTCTACTTTTGTGGCAGATATGAATCAAGCAAAAATATCTGCAGAAACATATCTTGGAAGAACAATGAATAATAAAGAGTGGAGCGCTTTGGTTTCTGCGGTGTATGCAGAAGCAAGTCGTAATCAAACAGAAGAGGGTTGGGTAATGGCGGTTATATTAAATAGATCTAGAGAAGCCAAATCAACTATTTTAGATACACTATCAAAACCCAATCAATTTCAAGCTGTAACAGGAACAAAATACAATAATAATAGACCTTCGCCTAATTACGTAACAGGTCCAAATCAAAGTATAGCTAATGATATATATACTGCAGCTTTAAGAGTATTGCCATCAGTTCCAAAAAATTATCGATACTTTACGTCGGCTAATTTAAAAGCTTATGGACTAGGCACAGATGTAAACTTTTTTAATAAATTAAAAAGTCAAGCAACTAGTAAAACTATAGGACAAACTATATTTTCTACAACAGCATAAAATATGTTAAAGTACTATCCAATATCAAGAGTCAAAAAGAATTTGGTTACCCAAGGCGGTCAACTTCTACTTAACGGTGAAAACTACAAAGGCCACTACTACGAAACTTTTGAAGGAGACTGTTACACAGGAAAAGATCCAGTAACGGGCACCAATCAATTGTTAGAAAGAGTAAGCACGTACCCAAATTCTCCGCTGTTAACAAACTTCAGTTTGCCTTCAAGTGTAAAGAAACAGTTTGCGATACAGAATAAAATAAGCACCGTAAATCAAACCGAGCCAGTTCCTTATTATCCAAATCCTACGAGCACAGACTATCAAAAAGGCTACATCGTAAGATACTTTACAAAGAAGATAAACAATAAAGGGTACATCACAGAAATTTCTGAAGATGGGTACAACGATATAGTAAACGGTACTGCTCAGTTCGATATCTCTATTTATCAAGTCTCCACCATACTTTGGAAAATCTCAGGACCATTACGCACTATTAGATTATCCCAATACGATATTAGAGAGGGAATCGTAGAAACAAACACGAGATTGACCGACTCAGTAGAGAAAACCTTTTTGGGCATGATTGACTTCATTGGTGGTGATTATATTAAGTTCGCAAAACCTACTTCGTAGATTAATTGAATAGAATCGATTGGATTGGTTATATTTAGTTCAAATTAAAGGTTATGTATTTCATTGTAGAAAGTTTGTCGCAATTTGGCAACCTTGATATTAAAGACGAGTGTTTCGTACAACTAATACCGGGTAACGATAGAGTTCATCCGAAGTTGACGTATCCAAGTTTACTATATTACAACGATGGTGAAAAGGGTTACATATTCCCTTTCAAACACTCAGAAAGCTTTTACTTGGATTTTAAAATGGTTCAAGAGTTTTTAAAGCTTCACAAAAAAGTATATCTACTAGACAAGAAATTTCACTCTTACTTCTTGGATCTACCGAACGCTATAGATCTACACTTCGTTAATCTGGATCAAACAAACGAATTTAACCAGTTCGATTGCGATACCAATTTACACCACGATTTTTACTCACGTTATGGGCACCTTCCCATCACAAACGAATTAATACCAATATCAAAGCACTATGAAAGGTGCCAATGTTTGTACGATTACGTTAAAGGCTACTTCGATTTAGAAACAGATCTACAGACTCAAGAGGACTTCATAAATGCATACAAATCTGTCGAGGAGAATCCAATAAAGGTGGATGTAAAGTGCTTGACGGATAAGTACCAGATTCACGATCAGAGCTACTCTATTAAAGGGGACCGGATGTACTCTTGCTACAACTTATACAATTTAACTGGAAGACCAACAAATTCTTTTAACGGCATTAACTTCTTGGCCATTCCAAAAGAGAACGATTTCAGAAGCTGCTTTTTACCTTCCAATGACTTTCTTGTTGAATTTGACTTCGACGCATATCACTTGAGGCTAATAGCTAAACTTATAAATTTTGAATGTCCACAAGAGTCTTTTCACGAATATCTTGGTAAAAGCTATTTCAACAAAGAGGAGCTTACGGAAGACGAGTACAAAGAGTCCAAAACTATTACGTTCAAACAGCTTTACGGTGGAGTGGATAAAAAGTACAAACACGTAGACTTCTTCGCTCAAATGGGTTCTTACGTAGACGAGATGTGGAAGCAATACAGTAAGCAAGGCGGTTATAAGTTACCAACGGGCAGAATAATCAAGAAGGACGATTCCATGACCAAGTACAAGCTGTTTAACTACGTGGTGCAAAACCTAGAGACAAGCGAAAATATTTATAAGATACAAGAGATTCAGAACTATCTTAAAACGACAGGCGCCAAGACCAAGCTAATTCTAATCACTTACGACTCGTTTCTATTTGATTTCAGCAAAAAGGACGGCAAAAAGACACTACAGGAGATCAAAGCAGTATTGGAAACAGGCGAAATGAAGGTAAAACACAAACATGGAACAAGCTATGCATTCTAAACTAATTACAAATATTTATTAAACAAGGTTATGACAGAAACAAACACATTAGAATTAACACCAGAATCGCTTATGAACAAGCTGTTTTGCACATTCGCTAAAAAAGAGTTATTAGACGAAAGGTTGCAAGAAATAAATAAAGAATACAAGATCCTATATAATAAGATATTCGTACTGGCTTCCCCAGAGTCTGACGAGTACATGTGCACATACAACATCGAGATAGAAGGCCCTAACACCAAGATCCTACCGAATACTATTTTATTGCACAGAAAGAAGGACTCAAACACACTATACACCATTAATGCCCTTAATACCCTAATCAAAAGTTTGAATAACGGAGTATTGGACAATAAGTTTATGGTTAACTGGCCTGACTATAGGAACTCTATCCTATTGACCCAAGGCGAAGATCTAAGAAAGTTAAATACCTCTATCCACAAGATAGTTGCCGTATAGCTCTCACTGAAAAATAAATTTTTTTCTTTCGAATTTATTTAGTATATTAGCTATATAATAAATTATTAAACAACAGTTATGGACATTTCCCAATTAAAGTCTAGGCTCGCTTCCCTACAAAATCCAAGAGGCGGACAGAAAAAGGATTTCAGTTTAACAATCTGGAAACCTACTGTAGGTAAACACTTAGTTCGTATTGTACCATCCGTGTACAACAAATCGAACCCATTCAAGGAATTATTTTTCCACTACGGCATCAACAACAAGACGATGATTTCTCCGACTTCTTTCGGCGAAAAAGATCCAATCGTTGAATTCGCACAAGGCTTACGTAAGTCTAACGAAAGAGACAATTGGCAAACTGCTAAGAAGCTAGAACCAAAATTACGTGTATTCGTTCCAGTCATCGTAAGAGGCGAAGAAGAGAAAGGCGTAAGGCTATGGGAATTCGGCAAGCAAGTCTACATGGATTTGTTAGCAATCTTAGAAGATGAAGACGTAGGGGATTTTACAGATCCTATTCAAGGTCACGACATTACAGTCGACACAGCTGGTAAAGAAACCACTGGATTAATGTACAACACTAGCACCGTAAGAGTTAGAACAAAAGTTACTGCGTTATCAGAAGATGGCGACAAAGTAAAGTTATGGTTAACAACTCAACCAGAGCCAGATACACTATTCAAGCGTTACTCTTACGAAGAGATGAAAGCGGCTTTATTAGCTCACTTAAATCCTGAAGAAGAGATCAAGCAAAACGCTGACGCAGTAGTTGAAAAAACTGCTGAAACAGGCGACTTACCTTGGGAATCAAAAGAAGAAGCGCCAAAAGCAGCTTTCACTTTGAACACAAGTAAGACAGAGATCGATAGCAAAATCGACGACCTTTTTAACTTCTAAATTCATATAAGCCCTCACCTAAAAACGAGGGCTTTTTAAACCGCACCAATGGCAAAGGCTAAAGAAGGGTTAAATAGCTCCATATCAAAAGCTATCAAGACAGAATTCAACTTGGACAACTTTAAGAAGTCAAAGAATTTATCTTCTACGTCTATAAAATTCAAAGATCAAACGTGGATTCCTTTATCGAAATCGTTTCAAGACGCATTACAAATCCCTGGTATTCCAAAGGGTCATATTACTTTATTGAGAGGTCACTCCGATACTGGTAAAACAACCGCTTTATTGGAAGCAGCAGTTAACGCTCAAAAAATGGGCATTCTACCTGTCTTCATTATTACCGAGATGAAATGGAGTTGGGAACACGCTAAAGAAATGGGATTGCAATTCGAAGAGGTTGCTGACGAAGATGGCGTAGTATCCGATTACAAAGGCTTTTTCTTGTTCGTTGATAGAGAAAAGATGAATTGTATCGAAGACGTATCAGCATTTATCTTGGATATTTTGGACGAGCAGAAGGCCGGAAACTTGCCTTACGATATCTGTTTCTTTTGGGACTCTGTGGGCTCCGTCCCATGCCGACTATCGATTGAGTCAAACAAGAACAATAACGAGTGGAATGCGGGTGCTATGTCGCAACAGTTCGGACAGTTCGTTAATCAGAAGATTGCGTTATCAAGAAAAGAGAGTCAGCCTTATACAAACTCATTCGTTGCTATCAATAAAGTTTGGGTCGCAAAGCCTGAAACTATTATGAGTCAACCAAAGATGAAGAATAAAGGTGGAGACACAATGTTCTTTGACGCTTCTCTTATTATCACTTTCGGAAACGTTACCAACGCGGGCACAAACAAGATCAAAGCCACTAAAAATGGTAAAGAGGTTGAGTTTGCAAAGAGAACAAAAATATCTTGCGATAAGAACCACGTTACCGGAGTTACTGCTTTGAACAAGGTTATTATGACAGTACACGGATTTATTGACGATGATAAAAAAGCATTGGACAATTACAAGAAACAATATTCTCATCAGTGGCTAAAAACATTGGGTTCAAAAGATTTCGATGTAGTTGAAGAGGCCGACGAAGACATTAAAGATTTATTTGATAGTTCAGAGCATGAATAAAGAGTACCAGAAGATATTCGAATCGCTTGGAAAGGAAGCAGCAGCAGAAGAGACCAAAGAGGATCTAAAGGTAAACGATAGAATTTTAATTATCGATTCTTTGAACACTTTCTTAAGAGCGTTTACGGTTATACAACATTTTAATAAAAGTTTGAATCACGTTGGTGGATTAACAGGTTACTTAAGGTCACTTGGTTTTGCCATCAACTTGATTCGACCTACCAGAGTGATTCTGGCGTTCGATGGCAAGGGCTCATCAACGAACAAACGTTATATCTATCCAGAGTACAAAGCTAATAGAGGCATACGCAGGGTCACTAACTGGGATGCTTTTGAGAATCAAGAGCAAGAATCAGAAGCAATCACAAATCAGTTGGTTAGGCTGATAGATTATTTAAAGTGTTTGCCAGTAGATTTAATTTCAATAGACAAAATAGAAGCAGACGATGTTATTGGTTACATCACTCAACAGATGGACACCGACTTCACAATAATGTCTTCAGACCGAGATTATTTACAGCTCGTATCTGAAAGGATAACCGTATATTCTCCTACGAAAAAAATCTTCTATACTCCTAAAAAAGTCTTAGACCAATACGGAGTTAGCAGCGAAAACTTTTTGAATTATAAAGTTTTAACCGGAGATTCTGGAGATAATGTTC